TGTACGTCATGCTCTTGTATTATGCCGTAGTTTTCAATAGCCCGCTGATCCTGTGCGATGACCTTGACTCGTCTGCCCGCTACCGGTCTGTCTAGTCGGTTGATGTGAGTGAATGCTATCCCAGACATACCACTCAAAGGCACCGGATGTCGCAAGGCCTCGGATGCCGCGGCAGGTAAATACATCTGAGGACTCAAAAACATTGATTCAGTGGCGAACAGGTCGGTTGGGTTCTCCTCAACGTTGTAACGCAGAGACCGTACCGCAAGACCCGTTTGGTAAGCTTGAGCGTATATGTTCGCCAGAAGTAAGATGCGTTCCTGTTTTGCGTTTAACATACGCCATTCTGCTAGCGCCCTATGTGAGACAAACGCCTTCTCTCCTTCGTTGAAGAAAGGATACCGGCCTCGCACTGCTTCAAAACGAGGTAAGACCACCTGTAGCTCTTCTTCGAGCCACACGTGCCCCTCGGCAGTAGCGGGCACCATCTGCGACATCATCGATACGACTACATTTAAAGCTACTGAAAAACTACCATATAGACCGTTATGTGCTACGTATGATAGCAATGTGCGCCATGCCTCCCCTGACGTAAGCGTTTGTGGCATAGGTTCGACGTTTGGCCCTTCGCCGATGAATTCGACTAGTCCCCCTACTTGTTGCGCTCTACGGTAAGCCACACCGTCTACTAACTTCGGTAGCTCGAAATCAAGCCTGTACCTGGTGGTTCTGTTCCACTTGCCCAACATAAGCAGGACAAATCTGGCTTCTTTTTCGGTAAGACAAGAAACATCTATCATTTGTCCACCTGTGGCTGGTATGTAGTCATTAGCGTGGTGGAAATGTGGTATATTGTCTTCCGCATTTCCGCAAGGCCATCTGAGAGTGGCCACTTCTTGAGGATAGTTCGGAGGAAAGTATTCATTCCTATTTACTCGCACGTGACCGTCATCATAACTAGGCAGGTTACCGTTAAGCCCTACACCAACATTACCCTCTTCAAGCCTTTTGAGAAGCGAATATCGTAACATATTTACAAGTAAGCTGACTTGATTGTCGTGCCAGTTCCAACGTTCCATCTGCGCTATGTGCGCGCTCAAGACGTTGTTCTGCAGGCCACCATGCGACTTAAGAAATGATGCAATTGCATCCATGTTTATAGTAGCCTCTGGCGTTAAGAAGTTTTTGTTTATTCCATCTAGATCCGATGGCCCCCCGCTTAGCCTACCTGATGTTAGGCCAAGCCAGGTCATAGTCTGAGCCATAGACATGGCTCTGGACGACGGGAATCCATCGACTTTGACTTGCATATCACCACGTATCAACGTGTTATAGCAACCGTCTTTATTTTTGAGCTCCATTCCTGGAGCAGTAAGAGTTGGAAAAATCTTAGTTAGCAAAGAGTCCATTTCGGTCTGTTTGTGTTAGGTTTGGGTGAGCAATCTCGATTAAATATTTGGGATTTATGTGCC